GTTTATGGTCGCGAGATTTCAGGAATGATTTGCCAATTTCGGCAAAATCTTATCTTCCTGACGCGGTCTATACCAGCGCTTCAAACGTCATTTTTTCAGAAGACGTTAATTTTATGCGCTTCGGCAATTGTAAACACAAAAAGCAAAGTCGGTTCAAAGATTATTCTTACAGAGAACTGGCGTTACCGTTTACGGGTTTCGATCCTGACAACCCATCTTTATACGGTACCCGTCGTAGTACGGCCTGGGGCAATTATTGCGCTCCGGATTCGCATTACGAAGGTTTGCTTAACCTCCAAGAACTGGCGGATACATATAGCGGTATGGCTCTTGAAGCCATGATGCCGTCAATGACATCCGGTTTTTCTTTATCCAATTTCCTCGTTGAACTCGCAGAATTTAAATATCTTTTCAATTTTCTGCGGCCAGGTGCCAAAACTTTAGAGAATATGGCATCCGGTCATTTAACTTGGTCATTTGGATGGAAGCTCTTTTTCAAAGACATTAAAGCGTTATATACGCAATTGTCTTCCTGGTATGCGCGTTATTCAAAGTTCTTAAACGACGCCAATAAGATAAATACCAGGCATTGGTTTATTGTAATCGACCCTCCGGACATCCCAATCTATCAGCCTAATGCTTACTGGCGAGTGCCAGGGAGCGGTGCCCACTGGAGTATTCAACCAGTGTACACGGCTACCGTGAAGTATACTTATACACTTCCCGGTATGTCTAAATGGCAACAGGAGTTACGAGCTTACCTCGACGCTATCGGCTTACATTTTAATGCCGCAGTGGTTTGGGAAGCTATCCCGTTTTCTTTTGTTGTAGATTGGTTCTTCGACGTAGGCAATTTCTTGGGGCAATATTCGAAAGACTGGTTGGAGCCGAATTTAATAATTATCGACTTCTGTTCCAGCCTAAAATACGAACTGCTCCATACCTACGACGTGGAATTCCTGAAAGCAGATGGCTCAGCCATCTCAGGAGTTTATCCAAATGGGTGGAAGTACTTGCGGTCTTATGAGCGCCTGAGACATATCCCCTCAGATTTCTTTGGGGTACAGGCGTCTGGTCGCTATGGGCTGAGTCAATTAGCCCTGTCAGGCTCACTATTAATTGCGCTGCGTGGTCGTAGATGATCACGTAGACACAAATGAACTTCTGGTTTATTAGTACAAACCTTAAGTTCGAAGGAGGCCCTTATGGCTTTTCCAGTCGATGTTGTCGTCTCAAGTGACGGCGGAACTACAGACCACACCTATAGCCAAATTTCGGTTGTAGGTGGAAAATCTATCCGTAAGGATAGTACTTTGGAACTTGATGTTCCGGCCCTTCTAACCATTAGCCATCAGGTTACTGGCCAAGGAGAAAGTTCTGTCGCCAGAAGAATGATCCGGGTTGATAAAACACTCGAAGAATCGGGTGAATATGCAACCGTGTCAGCACATATGGTGTTGACAGTCCCCAATGTCATTGTAACCAAAGCAGATGTAGAAGCTGAGGTTAACAAGTTAGTCGACTTTATAACTACTGCCGGCTATCTTGACAAGATATTGAATGGTGAACCTTAACGTGCCTTTCGGCAAATTAAGCTCTGGTTCGCCATATTTAGATTAATAAAAACTCTAAAGGGAG